GCTCAACCCCTATGCAGACCGAAGCTCAGTCAAGCTTGGGCTTGAGCAGGCTTTGTGGATCATGCAGCGGACGGGCGACCACTCCGCGCTTGTCTTGATGGCAAAGGAGCTTGGATACGGTGTCGTGCCAATCAACGCCCGGCCTGATAAGGATCTCGCCGGCGAGCAGCTGGACGACGTGCAGGCGCTTGCCCAGGTGCAGGCGGCCATTGCGCGTGGGGCGCCACGGGACGAAATAGCCGTACTCGTGTGGCGCCTTTTTTGTGACGTTGCGCAGACACAGAACGCCGCAGAGGCCGCCTTGAGGGACCTGGAATGACGCCCCGCAGTTCCCCCCTCTTCCCCCCTGTTTCAGCAGGCACAGAAAAACATCTAATCCTCGTGCCGCGCGCGGAGGGGCGGCTGGCGAGCGCACGCTGCCGGCGGCGGGTCCTTCCTGGACATCGAAACGTAGGGGTCGGCAACAGCACATGAATTTTACAGTTCCGGAGTTTTTTAAAGTTGTAAAAATCAAAAATCGCGCCAGCTACAATGAAAACATAAAAAATGACGCCGGAAATTTTCGAAAAAGACAGTGAGGAGTACCATGCCTGACACTTCGTTGGAATCAGTTGACCGTGCCTCCCTGCGCAAGGAACTGCTGGCACAGATTGCAGCTGAGCAGCAACTTGCGTGGAGTGAAGAGCTGGCCGCGGACTCTAAGCTGCGCACCAAGCGTCTGAACCATGACGTCACCGAACCTGATATCGTACAGACATGGAAGAACCTTGCGCCTGCCCCCGCACCGCAACCGCCTGGCACAGCCCAGATCTTACAGGCTGAAGCTAGAAACGAGCTGGGGGACGCGGAGCTTTTGCAGGATCTGGCACAGGATTTTGTGTTTGACCATGGCGCGCAGTCCTGGATGAGGTTTAACGGTGTAATCTGGACCCGGGACGTTTTGGCAGACGCACGCAGGCTGCCCATGGTGCAGCTGGCAGACCTGTACGAAATGGCGGCAGCCAAAATGATCTCAGAGCTGGAAGATATCAAGGCTGCGTCCGAAGCCCGGCTGACCAAGCTGAAGTCGGATCTGGATGAAGCCAGCAACGCAGGAGACGGAGCAACGATAGCGGCGCTCAAGGCCGTCATCACACAGGAAGAAGCCAAGGCACAAAAAATTAAGGGGGCGAAGAACACTCAAACGAAACGCCTTGCTGAACGAGCTAAACGGCTACGCGGGAAGACGCGGGCGACGGCTGTGCTGGAAGTGGCAGCAGCCGGGGAAGGGAGCCTTGGCATTTCGGGCGAGGAATGGGAGACGCACCCGCTGCTCTTTGCATGCTCCAATGGCGTTGTCGACCTGGAGACAGGACGGCTGATGCCTTCCAGCCACAAACTGTATCTCAAAAAAGCTTCACCGTACCCATATATAGGTCTGACGGCATCGACTGGCTGGTGGGAAGACCATCTGGCCAAGGTCTTTTGCGGAAATGAAATTCTGATCGATTATTTTGAGAGGGTCATCGGCTATTCGGTGACCGGGCTCAGGGTAAACAAGGATATCTGGGTTGCATATGGCCCCCAGGCGGACAACGGCAAATCCGCGACATTCAACACAATAAAAACGGTGGTTGGGGACTACGCAACGACCATCAAGGTTGACATGCTCCTGGATGACGGCAAGGCCGACAAAGGACCCGACCCGGACCTGATGGTGATAGACGGGCTGCGTCTCGGCCTGGCATCGGAGGCGGGAGGGCGTGCACGGTTCAGCATCGAGCGCATCAAGGCGGTGACTGGCGGGGATGACGTGCGGGCCCGCGGTCTGTACACGGACAGCCGGATCATCAAGTCATACGCCAAGCTGTGGCTGCATACGAATACCATCCCCCAGCTCTCCGGGTATGACCCGGGATTCCAGCTTCGCCTAAAAATTGTGCCGTTTCTCGCACGGTTCACAATGCGGCCGCAGGATGTGGATGAATCACAGCACATCTATCGGGCCATAGATCAGGCTGCTTTTGCGGAAATCAAAAAACGGGAAGCCCCGTACATCCTTGCCTGGGTGCTGCGCTGCGCGCGCAAGTTCCTGGCCAACCCCCACTACACGACACCCGATATGGTGAACCAGTACACCCAGACTTACTTTGAAGAGGAAGACCTTGTCGGGCAGTTCATCACATGCTGCTGCACGGAGGACCCGGCTGCAAAGACACAGGCAAAAAACCTGTACAGTGCTTTCAAGAAATTCTGCATCGACGAACAGGGCATCGCTGAAAAAAACGTCAAAAGCGCGGTGACATTTGGCCGGGATATGGCTAAACGCTATGAGCGCAGAACGTCAAATGTAATATATTACAACGGGATAAGTCTGAAGCCATATTGGATGCCCGGATAGCGGAGCCTTTGCGCTTAGAGGGTTTTCGAGTGTTTTTAGAGTGTTTTTTAGAGTCTTTGTTCAATGATTACAATAGGTTTTAGACCATTAGACCTTTTTCCCGCGCGCGCACGTATAGAGAGGCACTGCTTTTAAGACGGTAAGGTATATCTATTTTTCAGCTAGCTTTTTTATATATAAAAAGGTCTAAAAGGTCTAAAAAAGGCTGTAACGCGGCGTCAGTCAACGCTTTTCGGATTAGACCTTTTTGGGAAAAGGTCTAAAAACGGTCGAAAAAGGTCTAAACGTTCTGGAGGAGCGATGGGAATATGCAGGGAGAAGCTCAGCTGCGCGGAACGCGAGCGCATTGCCCGCGCGCTGCTGGCGGGGTGCGACTCGAAAAACGCGATGCGCATTGGCGCCCATTGCCCTTTCCACACCGAATCAACACCAGGCGGCGCCTTCTATTACAGCGTTGAGCAGGATCTGGCGTACTGCTACAGCTGCCAGGCGCACGGAGATCTTATCGACGTGTATGCGCAGGTGCGGGGGCTGCCGCCTGATGCGCCGGAGACGTTCCGTGCTTTTTTTGAGGAATTCGCACCGTCTGCTCTTGGCACCAGGCATGCAGGCGGACCGCGCCACAAACCCGGCGCAGCACACGCAGTGGACAGCGCAGGCGACAGCCAGGATCCGGATGCCCCGGCGGCATCCTGGGAGCCTACGCCGGTGCTGGAGCCTTCCCACGTCTGGGCGCAGCACGCGACAAAATTTGTCAGTGAGTGTGCTGACGCACTGCAAAAGAACGATATGGCGCTCGGGCTTTTGCAGGGGCTTTGGGGAATCACGCCGGAGACGGCTAAAAACCTGCGTATCGGATGGAATGACAAAGACAGCTTCCGTGCCCAGAAGGGCTGGGGGTTGCCTGATGAGCTTAACAAGAACGGCAGGCCGCGCTGTATCGCCATGCCTGCGGGATACGTGTTCCCTGTGTTTGGCGAAACAAAGCTTTTACGCGTCAAGATCCGCGTGGAAAACCCCGGCCAGGGCAAGCCCAGGTATATGGCAGTGCGCGGGGGCTCACCAAACAGCTATCTTGTCTGCGCCAATACTGCCACACGCGTGTTTGTCGTGGTGGAGACGGAACGCGACGCCATGTACCTCTGGCAGGAACTCTGGCAGTACGGGGTGGGCGCAATGGCAGCCGGCACGGCGCGGCTTGCCCCGGATGCCCGTGCCCACAGCTATCTGTCCAGAGCCGAGCTGGTGCTGAACGCTCTGGACAATGACGCCGCCGGTGCGCGTGCAAGCTGGCTCTTCGGGTACAACCCTTCACGCTTTTCCTGGAACCAGACATATGCCCACTGCGTGCGCTGGCCGGTACCGGCGGGCATAGGCAAAGACCCCGGGGATATGTTCGGGAAGCTGCGGCCCTGGGACTGGGTGGCCGCAGCCATGCCTTCCACAATGGTTGCCTGGTGTGAAAAAACAGCCCGTGCTGGTTTAGGAGGTGCGCAGTGAGCAAAACAGATGAAGGCGTGCTGCCCAACCTGTACCAAGTCGTCAAATACCTGACGGAGACCGGCTATCAGGTAAGCTATACCAAGGTAAAAGCCGATGAGGAACGGCGTGCCCTCATATCCCGGCGGGGCGGCGGTTTTGCCAGGCGCACGGTGGATAAATACGCACGTGAATTTTTGAAGCGCCGCATTGATGCATCCCCGGATGCGGATGAACCGGTCATTGCTCCTGTCCAGGACATGGGGGCCATTGAACGGAAAACCAATTCTCAGGCCGAGCTTGCCGAAATCACCGCCATGCGGGCGAGAAAAGCGTTCGCGGAGGAGATGGGCAGGCTGGTGAAAACTTCGATTATCGAGGCGGAACTGGGCGCAAGGGCCAAGGCGTTCCGGCTGGGGCTGGAACGTTTTGCCTACGAAAAGGCAGAAACTGTTGCCGAGGTTTTCGGCGGCAAGCGCCAGGCGGATGCACTGGCAGCCAGGCTGGGAATTGAAGGCGAAGACGCACAGCGAGCGGCCGGAATTATTGTCGACTTTGTGTTGTCCAGAGCAGGCGTTTTTACCCGTATGTTCATGGACAGCATTGACGGCTTCCTTGATGCGTACGGTTCTGGCCGCTGGTGGACTGAGGACATGGAGGCGGCCTGGGACAGTTACGTCAAGCATCAGGATATCTTTGTGCCGGAAATCGGGATGGAGAAGACGGATGATGCCTAGCCCTGTTGTCTTTCGCCCGGAAGAGCAGCGCATTTTTTCAGCGCGGCCGCGCCTGGACACGTATGCGTGGTCACAAAAGACCATGCGCATGGTTGACGGTCCTTTGCGGGGCCATCTGTGGGACGCTGGGACAACGCCGCACGCCAAAGGCATTATGGCTGCGTTTGATGACCCGGGAGTCAGAAAGATATACTTTCTCGCGCCATCACAATCCGGCAAGACGACAATTGCGTTTCTGTGTTTTTTCTCAGCGCTTGCCGCCCGTCCCGACAACTGGGGCATCGGCATGCCCGACCGTGACGCGGTGGAGGCAGTCTTCCAGGGAAAACTCCACCGGTTTTTCGCAGAAAACCCTGCGCTGAAGCGCAGGCTTGCCGACGTGCATGAGGCACTGCAAAGCCGGGAAATTGTCCTGGCTGACGGCTCGCGAATATCCGGGATGTATGCTGGCTCTGAAGGATCCATGCGCTCAAAGCCCATGCCGTATGTGCTGGTGGATGAGCCTGACGCCTTCCTGGACCCCAGCGCCATGAACACCATGCAGGAGCGGGCAGACGCCTACCACAGCATGGAACTGTCCAAAATTATGATAACGTGCCGCCCGAAAGGAACTGAAGACGGCTCAGTTATCTGGACTGACGCACGCAGGCAGGCACAGGCATGGATGATCTATCATGCGGTATGCCCGGCATGCGGTGCGGCACAGGTGATGGAGCATCCGGGGCTGACGGCAGCAGACGGCACAAAAGACGCCAAGCGCATCCGACAGGAGCGGCTGGGGCGATACCGCTGCGCACACTGCGGCTGCCTCTGGAATGACAGCATGCGCAATTCTGCTGTCCGTGCGGGGTACTGGCAGGACAGCCTGCGCAATGATGCCAGGCCGGAAGATCGGGCTGATGCCTCAGTGGTGGCCTTCCATTTCCGGTCATGGGAATCGCCTCTGGTTTCGCTGTCCGATGTCCTGGCAGACTGGTTCGAGGCGCAGGGCAACCCGCGGCTGCTCCAGCTGTTCGACAACAACCGCTGCGCAAAGCCTTATAAGTTTGTCCAGCTCCAGACGGACTGGGAAAGCCTGCGCAAATCCTGCCTGGACTACATGCCGCAGGGGGTTGTTCCGGACTGGGCATGCGCGATTACCTGCGCTGTCGACATGCAGATGGACCACTTTTTCTGGAGCATGGCTGCGCACGGACTCTCGCCGGCACGTATCCACATCATCGACTATGGCAGGGTTGCTACATGGAACGAGCTTCGCAGCGTCATTTTTGGCAGCCAGTACCAGAAGGCAGGCGGGGAGATGATGGGCCCGTGGCGTGCCGCGCTGGATACCGGCGGCGGCAGGGATAAGCCATATGAAGATTCCCGCACGATGCAGGCATATCAGTTCATCATGCAGCAGCGGCCAGGCGTCGTTTTCGGCACCAAGGGAATGAGCCGGCGCCAGCCGGGCCAGCTTGTGGACGTGCGGACCAAGGAGCAGATGAGCGACGGCCGTAAGCTGCGTTCCGGCTTCAGCCTGCATTTCATAGACACGGATGCCTTCAAAAGACAGATCTTCTGGTCGTTGTCCGACGGCAGGGACGAAGAGCCCATCACCTTCCATGGCGGGACGGATGACGGATATCTGCGGCAGATTGCCTCTGAGAAACTTGAACGAGGCCGTGATGGCACGGAGCGCTGGGTCAAAATCCGGGACAATCACTACCTTGACTGCCTGGTGCTGCACTGTGCCATGGCGTTCTGGCAGTGGAAGCCGGCGCTTGCCCAGCTTGCCGTGTCGCGCCCTGCCCCGTCTGCCGGGGGGCAGGAGAGGACACAGGACATGGCTTCGCCCACGCCCGTGTTCAACGGGCAGGGGCTGTTTGCCGGGAGAATATGAGCATGCGCATTTCCAAGCTTGTGCAATATATCCACATTGCTGATACCGGTGTGGACTGGCACCAGAAAAAGGGCGCGAGCTGCCCTGTATGCGGACGCCGCCTGAGGGTTGTATCGACCCGCGGGGGCATCCGCTATTGCAAATGCCCGAACGCGGAATGCCCTATGGCCATCCTTAACCAGAACATCAAGGCCGTATGACATATCCTGCAAAAGTGTATGCTTTTTTGCAATGATGTATTATAGTTAATGAAACGAGGGGGGAAAAATATGCTGAAAAAAGTCATCCTGGCACTGCTGGTCCTGCTGCCTCTTGCCGTTTCCGGCCCTGCGCAGGCAGAGCCCTTTGGAGCCACTGCCGGCGCCGGCCTCCGCGCGTTCAGCGAGATACGCGAAGCTGGTCTGCCCCACCGGTATCATTACATGGTCATCCCGTCCAGGCCCCACCCCGCATTTGCGGAATACGTTGCCTTTATCCCCCCCGGCTACGGTCTGCTGTCGCTCAGCGGACTGACCGGCCCCATTGCCGACACTCCTGACGGAAAGGCAGCACGCCAGGCATTCGACCGGATCAGGGAAGAACTGACGCGCGAATACGGCACATGCGAACAGCACGACCACCTGGCCCCCGGCAGCGGCCCTGCCCTGCCCGAAGAATGGACCCGCAGCATCATACAAAGGAAGCGCATCTACGGCGCCATATGGACACGAAAAAGCGGGGCACGCCTCCCGGAAGACCTTTTTTCTGTCTACCTGGCAGTAATCCCCTACGAAGGGCAGACCGCAGTATCTGTTATGTATCAATTCACCCGCTATGATGAATACATGCGGACGCACCGGTAATCCTCGCCGGTTTGCCAATTTCCTCTAGTGTCTAACCCCGCTCGCCCCCGAGTCCCCTGTTACTAAGCATATTTGATTAGTTTTGTTGACTACAGTATCTAAGGTATTCTGATTAGGCTGAGCACATTGGCTATCCGGGCGGATGTTGTCAAAACGTTGTCAGCTCACTTCTTTTGCATCAATCCTCATCATCATATTATAATGACCAATATGCTGCAACCTCTCAAATATTAATTTAAAAACTCGACGATAGTTTTCCAATGATGTCTCATCGAAAGATACTACCAAATCATCAAAAATAGAGTGAGAGCCTTCATTAATAAGCGCAATCAATGCGTTGCAGATATACTTATCCTCTCCGTCAAATTTATTAATGCAGTCCTGATAGTTGATTCCTCCGATGATTTGGAAATAGTGCTCCAAGATCCGACGCATGGTATTAAACACACTTTTAGCAGAACTAATAGTTGGCGATCTCACCTCATCCCATAAAATTTCATACGAGGTTTTTATTGGATTTTCCTGACATTCCACTATCGCGCTTTCTTCATCCTTTTTTCTGATAATGAAGAATGCAACCTCTTTGGATGAACGGTTAGCTCGGCGTCCTAAGAAGGTAACTCTTTTATAAAAATAAACATTATGTGTAAGGACAAATACTTGACTAATACTTTTTTCTTTTTTCAGACAATTCTGGATAACAGATTTGACCAATGTTGCTATAACAAATAAAGCATTGCTGTCCAAACTAGAAATTGGATCGTCGATGACAAGTATTTTATCGTCTGTTATTCCGGTGTTTGTTTGACTCCCAAAGCATAGATGGTAGAAATAGAGGAAGGAAATAAAGTTGTGTTCGCCTTCACTCAGGGTTCTACTCGCATCGCTTCCGTCAGGCCTGACGATTAAATATGTACCTCTTTTATCTTGATTCTCTGCAAGTGAGAAACCGGTGAAACCAAACCCTTCCAATATACGATTTATAGCAGTAACAGTTGGAAGAACACTTGTCAGTTCGGATTCTTTCTTATGAATTTTGTTTTCTATCTCTCCAATTTTTTCTGTGCAAGTATTAATTTTTTCCTCTAATTGTTTAATTTCACGCTTGAGACCTGATAATTTTTTATAATATTCTTCTATAGCTTCTCGCACTTGGTTAACAAGAAACTGCCATACCTTTTCTATACAATTTCTTCTTGCTTTGTTTTGGTCTGCAATGATCTCATTGTTTTCCTTGATTCTAGTGTTGAAACCTTTGATATACTCATTTAGTCTTTCAAGCAATTCCCTCACAGAAATGGTCGAAACCACCTTTGACGGTGTATCAATCTTTGTTTGGATTACTGTGATGTTCTGCTTTGCCAGGGAGATAAACTGCTCAGACAGCTGCTCAAATCCTTCATACTGCAAAAAAGCATATTTCTTATCGGTAATACTGTTTATGCATTTTTGAACAGTTGAGACGTATGAGCAATAGGCCTCTTTGTACTCAGCGAGTACTGCACAGTCTTTCTCATATTCCTCATCGAAAAAATCTGCGATTTGCTTGGTAAGATCATCAGGCATAACTCTCTGACAGAACGGGCATTTCCCCTGAGCATTCTTCGAAATAATTAACCCTTGTTTTACCCAGTCCCCAGCATTAAGAAATTGTATAAACGTTCCGATGGGAGTATTAGCTTTTCCGGTGATCACCTTTGAAAGGATCCCGGGACAATCTATCTCTGCCACTTTTGACAAATCAAGTTCAGAATATTCTAGCGCGACAGTATTACTCTTTGCATATGCGGCATCATAACTATACTTGAGTTGCTCGAAAGTTAGTATTGACTCTTCCATAATAGAATCAGGTCGATAGACCGATAGACATTCTTTAAAAAATTTTTCCTTGTTACCACGAAACCCTACGAGGGCTTCTGCGAACTTTGGCCCAAACTCAACTTGGATGGCCCAGCATTTCTCTTTTGCTTCTTCAGTGATATTACCCAATTTTTCATTCAGTTTTTTACGCGAATCTTCCTCTTCCTCCTTATTTTTCTCTTCTTGTTTTTGCTTGCTTTTTAGTTCATCAATCTCGTTTTGTATATCGATGGATTCTGAACCAAGGGTAAAAATGCCAGGGAGGGCTTTATCCTCACTAAAGTTTTGCTTTATAAAATCACGATTATAGACTACGATCTTCTCATGGTCTGGTGAACTCCAATCAATAATAGACTCCTGATTCTCGTGTCTTCCTGCGAGGAAGCGAGCCAGCGTAGTTTTCCCCGTACCGTTTCCACCAAAAATGAAGTTTATAGCTTTAGGACACATTGTCGTCACCGACTTATATGTAGCAGTGTTTGAAATCTGTATCCTTGTAATCATAACGCGTTACCTCTTATGAACTTTTACCCTAACGAAAAGGGCTTCTCCGGATGGAAAAAGTATTCCTTTTACAGGGCACTGTTTTCTAAGCTACTACTTGGCGAGCAGAGCAACCCCGCAAGGGGGCGCTACTTCGCAAGCAGTGTGCCAAACCGTATCTGCCCGACTATGCACGCATCGGCTCGTTGGGAATAATCCCCGCCTCAATATCACACAAAGTGCGACTATGCGTCAAATGACGCTTTTTATTGAAGAACACAAATTTAGTTTTGCATGGCAGCGCAATCGATTTTTCCCGATCATCTGTCTTTGGGATTCACTCCGTCTGCGGTTTTCCAATCAACATTTCCGCTGGGAGTATGCCCCAAAGCAACTGCTGACGCCGCCGAAAGAGCATTGAACTCATAACCTCGGGTAAACACTCTATTTAGGGCATAAAAACTATGCGCATTATGCGCATTTTTTCTTGACTTTCATGCGCATAATGCGTATACAAAACATGCAGTTAACCGCGAACGCATGAAAATCCTGAATGGCGCTGAATTATGAACAGTCGTGAAATTATTAAAAAACTGGCTCAGGCCGGATTCAAGATGGTTCATCAGGCAGGAAGCCATCAAAAATGGAAGCCCCCTGACGGGCGATGCGTAATCGTGCCCCATCCGCAAAAGGATTATCCCATAGGGACGCTGCGGAATATTGAAAAACAGGCAAAAATAAAATTCTAACAGGGAAGGCAACTCCTCACGAAGGAGGAACATCATGAAATACTTAGCTATTGTCCATCATGAAAGCGACTCTGCATACGGCATCACCCTGCCCGATTTCCCCGGCTGCTTCAGCGCGGCGGATACTTTTGAGGGGATTCCTGCTGCTGTGCAGGAGGCCGTTGAAGTCTGGGCGGAAGGCGAGAAGGTAGACATCCCTGCCCCATCCGGTTTTGAGGCTGTGCGCGGCATGGAAGAAGCCAATGACGGTATGCTTATGCTGGTGGATGTGAATTTTGATTTTATGGACAAAAAAACCGTGCCGGTAAATATCACCATGCCCGCGTATATGCGCGAACGTATTGACCGCCAGGCCAAAGCTCTTGGCATGAGCCGCTCCGGCTACCTGCTGGCGGCAGCGCAGGCGTACCGCCCCGCCACGCGGTAACAGACAGCGGCCCCCTCTTTCGCCGGCAAAAAAAGTTGAGGTGATCTGTAAAAACGTTTTTGCCGGTCGCGCAAATCTTCGCCACGCGCGTTCTTATTAAGATAGCAAGAAGCGCGCCACATTTGCCGGAATCTGTAAAGTTTACAGATTCCGGCTTTTTTTGTTGCCAAAAAGATTTCAGGTAAGGCAGGATAAACACAAAACCTTTTGGAAAGGAGCCTGCCATGCGTGAGCCTACCCTCAGGACAGACGCAGAAATGCTGGCGGCTGTGCGGGATGCCATATACCAGATCAGCATGGGCCACCAGTCATACAGCGTGAATGGCGATACCTACACCCGCGCAGATCTCGACAAGCTGCGCATCCTTGAGCGCCAGCTCTGCACGCGGGTTGGCGCGGCAGCCTCGGGCAGTGCCGGCGGAGTACGCACTGCGCAGATCGTCTTTTAGCGGGGGACGTTATGCCTCAATTGCGTATGACCTTGGCAAAGCTGATTGCCGCTCCGCTGGGGCTGATTGCCCCTGAAACAGCCCTCAGATACCTGTCAGCTCAGGCACGGCTTTCCGCGGCAAGCGGATACGCAGCAGCCAGGCGCGACGGTCCGAACGGGCGGTGGCTGCCCAGATACGGCAAAGCTGACGATATGGCCAGCAGGGATGCACGGCTTATCCGTGCGCGCGCCCGCGCCATGGTGCGTGACAATCCAAATCTGGCCGGGGCCATAGGAAAAATTATTGATAATGTGGTGTTTACAGGCATCCATCCGCAGGCGCAGCTGAAAAAAGGCGAGACCCGCAACAAGCTGGCCAATGACCGCATCGAGTCGGCATGGCACAGATGGGCGGCAGAAGTCGGGCTGTGGGAACTTGAGCAGCTGTGCCTGCGCCATCTGTGGATGGACGGCGGCTGCTTCGTGCATGTTTATCCCGACGAGGCGCTCCTTGGCCGCGGCATCGTGCCCATGGGGGTGGAGCTGCTGGATGTTGACGCGCTGAACACCAGCGTGCATGGCCCCCTGCCCAACGGCAATATATGCCGGTATGGCGCGGAGTACGATGCTCAGGGCCATCTGGTGGCCTGGCATCTCTGGCGTGAAGCACTTGCGGGTGCGGGCATGCCTCCCGCATACGCTGTTCCTGATCCGGCAACCCGCCCTTCCCTGTATTCATCCTCACTGGAGTCAATACGCCTTTCCGCAGCCAGCTGCCGGCTGATCATGCGGCGCGAGCGCATCGGGCAGACGCTGCCTGTGTCATGGCTGCATTCCTGTATCATGGTCATGCATGATTTCGACGAATATCAGAATTCCGAACGCATTGCCGCCCGGATAGGAGCGGCCTTTGCCGTCTTCCTGAAGCAGACGGACCCTACGGGCGCCATGGGCAACGGACTTGACGGCCAGCCGCTTGCCGGCGGCACCACAACGGACGGCAGGGTAATCAGCATGGATAATTTCATTGCCTCCGGCCGGCTGGACATGCTTCCGCCGGGGACAGACATTGTCCAGGCACAAAACCAGCGCCCGTCCGACAATTACGAGCCTTTTTCCCGGGTTGCCCTGCGCGGGGCGTCTGCGGGTACGCGCATGAGCTACGAAAGTTACTCCAACGATTACACCGGCGCCAGTTATTCCAGTGTCCGCCAGGCCATTCTGGAAGAACGCCGCGCCTACGCCGTGCAGCAGCGCTTCCTGGCGGCGCGGCTGCTGGCTCCGGTGTGGGATGCGTTTGTCACCTTCAGGCGTGCCTTCGGCCTGGGCACGGAAGCGGACGTGCCCGTACAGTGGCAGTTCCCTGGCTGGAGCTGGATTGATCCGGTGAAGGACGCTACGGCCGCGCAAATCCGGATGGAAATGGGCGTATCGACCCGGCATGCGATCTGCGCGGAACAGGGGCAGGATTTTGAAGAAAACATCGATGCGCTTGCCGAGGAAGCCCGCCTCATGCGCGAGGCCGGGCTTACGCTGCAACCAGACGACGGGAGGATATGACATGAACCTGCTTTCTCTTGCATCATCCCAAAACATGCGCCGGCTTTCCGGCCAGCTGACGGTATCGCTGGCCCAGCCTCCGGATGACGACGGCAAGCCAGGCACGAGCCGCTTTTCCATTCTGGGATATACCGGAAAAGTTATCGACTGGTACGGGATGCGTTTTGTCATCCGCCTGGCAGGCATCAAGGCACGCAGGAAAATGCCGGTTCTGCGCGAGCATGTACGCGACCGCATCGTTGGTTCGACTGAAAAGTGGCAGGTGGATGAAGCAGGATTCCATGTCGAGGGAGTTTTTTCAGCCGTCACGCATGACGGTGAGGAAGTGCTTGCCCTGGCCAGGGAAGGATTCCCCTGGCAGGCATCGATAGGAGTTTCCCCTCTGAAAGTCGTGGTGCTTGAGCGGGGGGCGTCTGCGGAAGTCAACGGCGAAATGGTGGAAGGACCCGTTGAAGTTTGGGAAGAGTCCGAGGTGGCCGAGGTATCCTTTGTGAGCCTGGGGGCGGACAATGACACGGAGGCCAAAGCACTGGCCTCCACAACCGAGGAGTGCAGAATGGACAAGAAAAAGTTTGCGCTGCTGGTGTCACTGGGGCTCCCCAAGGATGCCGGCGAAGAAGAGGCCATGGAATTTGAAAAGCGGCTGACGGAAGCCGGCGTCAATCTTTCCGCCATGCCTGCCCCGCAGCAGGCCGCGGAAGACGGCGCGGCCGCGGCAAAAGAAGAAGCGGCGGAAGAAGAACCGGACGATCCCAGAAAGGCATTGGCAGCTGAGCGAAAGCGCATTGCCGAGATAGACCGCCTGGTGAATACGTTCTCCCTGCCTGCCGAGATGGCCTGTGCCCTGCGCCAGTCCGACAAGACAATTGACCAGGTACGCAGGGAAGTGCTCGCGCATCTTGCCAAGGAAAATCCCCGCGTGGGCACGGTGTCTGAAGGACTGACCGAGTCGGAAAAATTCCGTGCCTTTGCCGCCCAGGGCGTGATGATGCGTCTTGGGATGCAGCCGGAGAAAGGCGAGCGCTTTGCCGCCGAGGCGCAGGATTTCCGCTATATGACATTGCAGGAGCTGGCAAAAATGTGCCTGGAGCATTCCGGCATCGCCACACGGCGCATGTCCCGCAACCAGGTTGCCGATGCGATTCTTTCGCCCCGGGCGCGCCTTTCGGCCAGCACGTCCGACTTCTCCAGCCTGTTCCTGGATGTGGCCAGGAAAATTCTTCTGCAGGCATATAGCGCTGCGCCGCCCACCTGGCAGCCCATCACCCGCAAAGTAAACGCAACTGACTTCAAGACCATGTACGGGGTTGCGCTGTCGGAAGGCGGTACCCTGGATACCCTTGTCGAGAACGAGGAATACAAGGCGGCCAGCCTCCAGGCGAGCACCGAAAGCTACAAGGTGGTCAAGCGCGGCAAGATCATCAACCTCAGCTGGGAAATGATCGTGAATGACGACCTCAACGCCTTTGCCCGCCTGCCTCAGATTTTTGGCAACATGGCTGCGCGCACCTACGCCGACGTTGTCTGGGGCCTTGTCCTGAACAACCCCAACATGTCCGACGGCACACCGGTGTTCCACGCAAGCCATGGCAACCTGGCTTCGGCTGCGGCGCTGACCACGGCAACGCTGGACGCTGCCTACAACCTTATGCGCGTGCAGAAAGGCAAGGACGGCACCCCCCTTGACATCCGCCCGCGGTACCTGTGCGTGCCCCCCACGCGCCGCAATGCCGCGATGATCCTGCTCAATTCTGTCGGCGACGTGACATCCGGCATGTCGTCCGGCGTATTCAACCCCTGGCAGGGGGTAGGCATGCAGGTCATTGAGGAACCCCGGCTGCGTACCGGGACCGACCCGTGGTTCCTTTTCGCAGATCCGGCACTCGCCAACACCATTGACGTGGCGTTCCTGGACGGCCGTGAAGAGCCCGACATCATTGAGCATGACGAATTCGTGACGGATGCGATTTCGTACAAGATCCGCGCTGTTATGGGCGCGGGATGGATGGACTTCCGGGGCGCCGTGAAAAATGCCGGCGCAAGCTCATAACCTTGGAGGGAAAACAGATGGCGAGAAATTATGTGCAGGAAGGCAACATCTTGATGGTGACAATGGCATCGGCCACGCCGGCGGGCACGCTGGTCAAGTTCGGGACGCTCTTCGGGGTCGCGCTGAATGACGTGGCCGAGGGCGCAGCCGGGCCGGTGCGTTTTGGCGGCGTCTGGGATCTGCCCTGTGCTCTCACCGGCGAAGTAAGCGCCGGAGACAGCCTCTACTACGTGGCCGCCTCCGGCAAGCTGACCGATGCCAGCAGCGGAAACACCCTGGCAGGGGTGGCAGTAGACGGCGCTGCGGCTTCGGATACGACGATCAGGGTCAGGCTCTAGGCCCGCGTCCCTTCCCGCCTCCGTCCTCCCGGCGGGAAGGGGCATCAAACCACGGAAGAAGCCATGTACCAGCAGGATATTGACGATATTCTTACAGCCGGCGGCGAAGATGTATGCATTTCCCGCGGCCAGGAAACATACCAGGCCCGTTGCTGCATAACCCGCTTTGGCTACAACCCGCGCAACAGCGTCTGGGACACGGATGCAATGCCCGGCAGCGCCGCCTACGCTTCGCTTTTGTTCAGCGCGTCGGGCTTTGAGCCGGCAACCGGCGACACACTGGAAGACTTAAGCAGCGCATGCTGGAAAATCGACCAGGTGCACCCCATCGTCATGGGCGGCATGATTCAGGGCTGGAAAGCGCTGGGACGCGGCATCCAGGGATATACACGGAGATAGCGATGGTTTTTTCCCACAGGATGGTCCGGTTTCGTAAAGACACCTTCGAGACCTTCGGGCTGGGCGGATCCGGCGGCACGTTCATGCACCTGGAAAAGGACGCAAGTACCGCCCTACTTGCCATTGCAGAAGGCTATCCCCGGCTTTTTGCGCGGGCACTCAGGCATCTTGGCTTTACGCTCCGCGGTGCGCTGAAAAGCGCTATGCGCGCTGGCGGGCCGAAGGGCCACGCGTGGGAAGAGCGCTCGCGGATGCATATCTACCGCCGGCTCGACTGGCTTAAAAGCACAGGGACGAGCTGGCGCGGTACCTCACGCGGCAAAATGTCGCTCAGGCGCGGCGGCGGCGCAAGCCGCAGCTACCGCGGTCAGGAAAAGATGATGTCCCGCTGGCGGTCCGGAGGGGGCGGCGCTGACATGCGCAGCCGCCTGCCGATGTCCAGGCTGGTCAATGCCATACGCTATACAATGCCGGACCAGACCCGTGTGGATATTGGCGCCGTTGACCGCACGCCGGCCATGTACATTGCCGCGGTCCAGGGGGCACAGCGCGGCCGCCTGGGCGTGTTTGAGCATTCCGGCCGGCAGTTCATCACCCCGCGCATGCGCCGGATGTTCTGGGCTGCGGGCATACCTCTGAAAAAAGGGAAAAGCATGCTGAATCAGCCAGCCCGGCCTCTGCTCTATCCCGTCTACAGGCAGATGGAGCCGGAAATCCTGCCGCGCATTGAAGCACGCATCAAACAGTATCTTGCCGGCTTTGACGACGAGAAGGGGGTGCATCATGGCGCTTAATACCACCAGAATAGCAACGGCCTACGCGCTGGCGCTCCATGCGGACAGCGCCCTTGCTGCGTGGTGCTCCAGCCGGTACGGCCGCGCCCTTGCCATTACAGTCGGCGTGGATCCGCGCCGGCCCCCGACAGAAAGCGACGCTCCTTTCTGTGCGCTGTTCTGCGACATGACCGAGCGTGATGACGCGAAGGCATATGCCAGGCACAGCGTGGGAATTGTACTGGGCATTGCTGAAGACGGCATGGAACAGACGCCGTTTGGAATGCGCATGGAAGGGCTTGGCATTCTGGATGAACACCTGTGGCCCATGGTTGAGCGGGTCCTGCGCACTGTGCCAAACATGGCACCCTCCGCAATTGACATTGACTACATCTGCGAAACGTTCCCGCTGCTCCAGCTTTCTGCATCCATCACCGTCAACGAGCGCCAGCCGATTGGCAGGCGAAGGGAGTAAACTATGTACACGCAATATGAGCAGGTTACGGGCGGAGCTTCCCGCCTTGTCCTTTGCGCTGAAAGCGCTCCCGGCGTACCTGGCGCACGGGGCATTGTGATGCCGATTGCGTCCGAATCGCTTTCGGCGGGGACGAACAAGCAGAACCGCTCGGTCATTGACGGCAAGCGCGGCAGCGGCAAACCATTCCGCGGGCTGCCCTCGCCTGCAGGCACCATCGCCATGGGAGCGTCTGCTCCGCACATGGGGCATATTTTCCGCGCCCTCTGCGGCGTACCCGGCACAGATGAAGTCATGGCCGTGTTTTGCAGTGCCGGGCCTGTACAGGACTTGTCTGGTGAAGTGTTCATCAGCACTGGCGCACACAATTTCCGCCCCGGCGACACAGTCTCTATCATCGGCACCGGGCATTATGACGGCACGCATGTACTGACAAAGCAGACGTCTGCGGCCGGCATAGCCTTTGTCCATGCCTATACCGCCGAATCCGTGCCGGCAACGGCCCGGGTTGTCCGGGGACGTACCGCGCGTCTGGTTGGGGCGGCTGTGAACGCAGGGGGCGGCAAGGTTTTATTCCCCGTCAGCACGACCGGCGGGGCACACTGCTTTCACGTCGGCGATAGGTTAGCCGTTCATGGCTCAAGCAGCTATGCGGATACGTACACAGTATCGGACGTCACCGCGTCATCCGTCACGGTTTACGCCGACTTTGCGGAAGAAACTATGGACGCGGTGGCCATCCCCGTGTTTTACAGCCATCGTTTCGTTTTGCCCCTGAAGCAGCCGACGCAGACCTGGGAGAAGCACTTCAGCTATGACGACGGGGCTGCTGCCAATGAATACCGGCGCTACAGCTGCTGCAAGATCAACGGGCTGTCCTTTGACGCCGGCGGTGATGGCGAACTGCTGCTGACTATTGAAGTCAGTGCCGGCAGTTCTGCCGGCTATGCGGTGCCCCTTGTTGAAACGCCGGAAAACCCGCCCAAGGTCTACATCGACAAGCCTGACATGTCCCTTTTTGTCGCCGGAGAGCGGCGCGGTGAAGTAAGCACGGCGGCCTTCACCGCCAATTTCGGCATCGAACCCAAAAATGCTGTAGGTGACGGGCTCAATTATACCAGGATGCCGGAAGGCACGCCCGAAGTGACGCTGGGCATGTCCTGTTTTCTTGAAAATGACTGGATGCAGCAGATCGCGGATGCTGATGCCGTTGTCCCCGTGATGCTGTACGGCTGCGGCCTGGAAGGTGACGCGTTTGCCGTGCTGATGCCCGAATGTGTGCTTGATACAGGCGGCGCCGCAATCTCCGGCGATGAGGGGCTGATGCTTAACGTAACTGCCAGGGCATTTGTGGACAGTGCCGAATCCATCCTTGTGTTCGACCTGATAAACCGCGTGGCAAGCTACGCATAGGAGGGGGTATGACCAGTATTGCCATCACGCTGTCTACCGGCGTCAGGGTCTGCGTCCGCCCCGAAACCTGGGATGAATACTGCGCTTACAATGACGTACTGATAACGTTGGCCAATGACCTGGCTGAAGCTGAAGATGATGCCCAGAAAGACATTATCCAGCAGCGCATCAACGCGCATATCTGGACCGGAGCAAAGCAGAGGCTTGCATCCTGCGTCCAGGATGCAGCCATCCTGAAGAGCCTCAGCGTACCGGAAGCCAAAGAGCTGTGCCGTGCCATCGGCAAGCTGAATGAAGATGAGCATCTTGAAAAAAACTGACTCGCTGGTGGCGCTGGTGGGCAGATGGCAGCCGCGCCGACTATTGCCGTATGTGCCGCCAGCTTCGCCAGCGGCGCGGCCTTGCCGTGCATTGCAGGAGCTGCACAAAAGAACAGCCCCCCCTGGCCGCCGGCAATGCCCCCGCGGTACAGCTGTGGGCAGCAATGCAGACCCAGTGGCGCATGGGGATCAGCCTTGTCGGTCTGGATTACACAGCCATGCCTCCCGTTGCCGCGTGGCTGGGCATAGACATCACTCCAAAACTGTTTGCCCAGATACGCCATCTTGAAGCGCTGACACTCGAACGGGCACACTCCAAAGGGGCAATGAGCGATGGCCATACAGACAAGAATCGTCATCAGTGCCAAAGATAATGCCAGCGCGGTCTTCCGCTCTGTGGGCCAGGCCGCGAACGGCCTGAGCAACAATATAAACGGGGTTGGCCAGGCATTCAGCCGCGTGTTGATCGGCAGCGCCAACAATACTGTTGGCTCGTTGATTCTGTCGCGTAAGGCTCTGGATCAGCTCAATGCCTCTCTTGCCGCCTTGGTCGGGGACGCCTCGCAGGCGGGCAATGAGCTGGAAAAGCTCATGGGCATTTCAAACACCCTGGGATTGAATTTCAACGAAACTGCCAACGCTGCAAAAGGCCTGCTGGGTACGCTGAGCGCGGCCAGACTGACGGATGAATTCTCCGGCCTGTATGCCGGCCTGCTCCACGCCAGAACCGCCCTTGGGCTGACCACTCAGGAGTTTAGCTCACTGACGAACTCCTTGCGCAAAATGGTCAACGAGGGTGTGCTGACGTCCCGCACCTTTGATAACCTCAGGAAAATCATCCCGAATTTTGGAACCGTCGCGGCAAGCGCCCTGCGGATGCCGGAAGAGCAGCTCAAAAAGGTCATCGCCAACGGCGAGCTGCTGGCGGCTGAACTGCTGCCGAACCTTGGCGGGGCCTTTGAAGAGGCTTTCTCTGCCGAGGCGCTCAAAAAAGCACAGGGGATTGAAGCGTCTGCCAACCGTCTGGCCAATGCCTGGCAGGAGGTCGTCGGCTCACTCATTGACACGGGGCTGATCACCAATGCGCTGGACAGCCTGTCGAGGGCACTGCGCGAAAACAGCGGCTCCATCAGGCAATGGGGAGAAAATATACGTGATGGCGTCGAGGATGCCGTCAATGTCTGGAACAGCATCCCGTCGGAATTCCGGACGTTTCTCGTCGGCGGCGCTGCCGGCGCCTATGTGGGCGGCAAGCTCGGCGGGATCAGGGGGGCAGCCATCGGGGGCTCAATAACGGGCCTCTTGTCCATGGCGTTTGAGTCGTTTTCCCGTAATCACGAGGATGCTGTCAAAGAATTTGGCGCCATCGGGGTCAAAAGATTTGACAAAAAGACGGGCGAGTACAGGGGCCAGGTCGTCATGCCGCCTGTTCCCGTCAGGCCCGCGCCTTTAAAACTGTCATCTCCTCCGCTGCCGTTTGCCCTAAGCGATGACCTCGGCCAGGAGCTCCCGCCAGCCCCGGCAGGGAAAACACAGACTGCCCCCAAAAAGAGCAGCAGCGTGGCAAAGCACGCACAGGCTGTTGCCGGGCTGGAAGCAAAAATAAAGCAGCTTTCTCTGAGCGGCAGGGAGTTCCGTGAATGGGAACTGACTAACGTCACGCTTCCCAAGCTGCTCAGGGATACAGACGGCGCCACAGAAAAGGTCCTCGAATACGAGAAGGCCCAGCGCCTGGCCTGGGCCCGGAAAGACATTGAAGACGCGCTTGAGAAGCGCAACCAGCACCTCGAAGTGCAGGCGGATTTTTATGCCCAGCTGTCCGAAAAAACAGGAAACTATGCTCTGACCACCGAAGCGCTGAACCGCAGCATCCAGAAGCAGGTGGATGTATGGCGCAATGCCAGTATCCCCGACGAATACATTGCGCAGATGGAAGAGCTGCTGCGGCTTGAGGCGTCGCGGGACGGCTGGGCAGGTATGTTCCGGGCCACGCAGGAATATTTTTCTTCCGCCACCAATCTGGCGGAAGGCCTGCATGACGTCACAATCAGCGCTTTTTCCAACATGGAAGACGCCATTGTCACGTTTGCCAAGACGGGCAGACTCTCCTTCAGCGATATGGTCAACAGCATGCTCTCGGACTTGCTGCGGCTCTCAATCCGATCGGCCGTTCTGGGCCCGCTGTCGTCCGCCCTGGGCAAAGCCATCGGCGGGCTGTTCACAGGGGGGATGCACTCCGCAACCCGCTCCGCCCTTTCCGGCGGTTCGATAGGCATGGCCAATTTTGACATCATGACGAGTTCCGGCGAATGGCACACCGGCGGAGTCCCCGGCATTGACAGCCCCAGCGGCTTCCGCCGGCTGCCGGCCGCGGTGTTCGGAAGCGCGCCGCGCTACCACAGAGGACGCTACTGGAACCCGGCAACAGAAATGCCGGCTGTCATCCGCAAGGATGAGTCCGTGCTGACGCCAGGACAGATGCGCACACTTGCGGGCAATGCCGGGCCACAGGTGTATGTCAACGTGATCAACTCAACCGGCCAGCAGGCGAAAACCCACACCCGCACCGATGAAGCCGGCAACAAAACCATTGATGTGTATGTAGGCGACATGGCGGCCAAACAGATGCTGACCCCGGGCACCACGCTTAACCGCGCCGTCACCGCACAGACCGGGCAGCGCCGCCCTGCCATCCGGAGGTAAGTCACATGTCATCCTGGCCCCAGTCTCTGCCACAGCGGCCGCTGCGTGACGGATACACAGACACCATGCCTAATAATCTGCTGCGCTCATCCCCGGAGACAGGCCCCGCGAAAGTGCGGCGGCGGGGCAATGCCCGCCCCTGCGTCATCCAGGCAAACTATGTGATGACGGAAGAGGAATTATCGATTTTCCGGGCCTTTGCCATGGATACGCTGGCAGGGGGGGCCATCTGCTTCGACTGGCCGCACCCCGTGCTCAACCGTACTGTCAGGGCCAGGCTGGTGGCAAACGGCGACGGCCTGTACACCGAATCGTTTTTTGGCTCCACACTCGAATGGCAGGTAGCATTAACCATCGAATACTGGCCTGACGCGCCGGTAAATGGATAGGCGGGTACTGTTATGGTGATGTCGCCCCGCGCAATCGCTGCGGCAATGATGCAGGAAACGGACGAACGCGAAGTCTGCCTGCTGACCATTACCCATCCCTCATGGACAGCACCCGTCAGGCTGTCAACCGATGCAACAACCTACATCGAACAGGCTGACGACGGATCGCCGGTTTATGGCACCATATCCCGCGGCCAGACGTACTATTTTGTCCCCGTTTCCGCAGTGGTGCCGGATTCCCACGATGAGCAGCCGCCGGCAGGCCGGATTGCCATTGACAATGTCTCCCGCATCGTTGCCCCCCACCTGCGGCAGATTGATGACCAGATGCCGAAGGTAACCGTTGAGGTTGTCCTTGCGTCCACCCCGGATGTCGTTGATCAGGTATGGCCGGAGATGGACCTCATGCAGTCGACCATTGACGCCAGCCATGTGGAAGTGACGCTGGGCATGGACATCGCGAGCAATGAGGCCATGCCGTGGCTGAAATTTGTTGCTGCGTATTTTCCAAATCTGTTCGGGTAGGTCATGATGGATATCCGCAGATACATCGGCATCCCGTTCAAAGACCACGGCTGTGGCTTTGATGGCTGCGATTGTTACGGGCTTGTCCGGCTTGCCTACCTGCACGAGCTTGACATCAGGCTGCCGTTTCTTGGCGATATGTACCTGTCTGCTTTTGAGAGGCCGGGCGTAGGCTACACGGTCCGAAAGGTCATGGCAGACGGCTGGGCTGTCGACGTGAGCGACAGGCTGCCCCTGCCTCTGGACGTAATGGTTTTTCGCCGCGGCGGCATCGAATGCCACGTCGGGCTGTGGGTAGATGCGTTTTCCATGCTGCATGTCATTGATGGATCTGACTGCTGCCTGGAACGCTTTGACACTTACCGCTGGGCGCGGATGTACAGCCGGAGGTTGCGTCATGCCAGCCTGTGCTGAAAAGACAGGCGTCATGGTCTGTGGACGGCGCTGGGATTCCAACGCTGCCAGACAGCTTGTCATGTACCAGGGGAAAAACGTTGAAGAGCTGCTGCTTGCCGGCCTTGCGCTGCTGATGCCGGGGCATCCGGAAGCCTTCTGCCGCAGGCTGCTGCCGTATTGCCGGTGCCGGATACAGGATATTGAAATTCCGCGTGAGCAATGGCCGCTGGTATACCCGAACGCAGGCAGCCGTGTGGAATTTTTATATACGCCAAAAGGCGGCAGCGGCAAGAAAAATCCGCTGGCAATGATCCTCTCGTTAGTCGTCACGGTCGCTGCCATCACCTTCCAGCAGCATTACCTGTTGCCGGCATTGGCAAAAGCCGGCATAGGGGCGGCCGCTGCACAGAGCATCGGGGCCATTGCCGTTGCCGGCATAGCTATGGCTGGCGGGCTTGCCATCAACGCGCTTTTTCCAGTTGCCCAGCCGGCCATCGATCATGCCGCAGCCGGCGACACTTCGCAGACGTATGCCTTAAACGGGGGGCAGAACACCGCCAATCCAAACGGGTATGTCCCGCTGGTCCTGGGCACCCACCGTATGACGCCGCCTCTTGGCGCCAAAAGCTGGACGGAATACTGCGGCGAAGATCAGTATCTGCACATGCTTGTTATCTGGGGCCATCCGGATATGGTGCTGCGCGATTTCAGGATCGGAGAGACCCCGCTGGGCAATTACCGGGATGTTGCCCATGTTTTTCACCAGGCGACCACCGGCAATGATCTCCAGCTTTTTGGCCGGAGCTACAATGAGCAGGCAGTGGGGGCGGCATTGTCGCAGGCTCAGGGCTGGGTTACCCGGTCTGTCGGCACTGCTGACGAGCTTATCTTTGACATCCAGTTCGCAGCGCTTGGCGCGGCTGACCGCCAGACGGGCAACATTCTGCCGCATACGGTTGTGTTTGAGGCGCAGTGCGCCCTGGACGGGACAAATGGCTGGATACCCATCGGAGGGCAGAATTTCGCCATCGCCGGAATACAGAAGTCAGCTAACGGTACCAATCTTGACTGGAAGGTGTGGACCACATCCCAGGGGGTCGTCACTGTCAGCACGTGGTGGCAGGATACGATGCCCGGCAACTGCTATTCGATTTATCCGGCCAAGGACGCGCGCATCTCCGGCTGCAATGTCACAATTGAGTCCTACTCCGAAACGGATGATGACGGGCGTACCCGTTACTGGCAGGTGCTGACCATGACGAGTGGGCAGTTTACCGGCGCCGGAACGTTTGAAATTACGGCCAGCCAGACAAAGCCGCTGACCCGCTCGTACAGGACGGCGGTCAGCCACGGCGACTGGCAGGTTAGGATCCGCCGTATTTCGGCTGATACTTCCGACACGTATATTTATGACGAGGCGACATGGTCAACCGTCCGGGCCGTCGTCAACAAACCGGCTTTCTCCACGCCCATTCCCGTGTGCTGTTCCGAGCTGCGCATCCGGGCCAGCGAACAGCTGTCAAACTATGTCAGCGACTTCAACGCACTGGCGACATCCCGCCTGCCCTGCTGGAATGGCACAGACTGGGTACCTGCGGAAACCTCAAACCCCGCCGCAATCCTGCGCTACCTGCTTTGCACCAGGCACGGCAGCTATGTGCCGTGGCGCAGCGTGCAAATAGATGAAGCCTCGTTCCGCGATTTTTATACGTTCTGCGCTGCCGAAGGTTTTACGTTCAACTTCGTGGCCGACACAGAAATGACAACCTGGAAGCGGCTGGTGCAGGTTGCAGCGGCCGGCAGGGGAGCCATCACTCTGGACAATGACGGCAAGTTCGGCGTCATCATTGACCGGGCCGGAAAAGTCCCCGTGCAGATGTTTACCCCCCGCAACAGCTGGGGCTTTTCCATCGACCGTGCTTACCAGAAGCTTCCCCATGCTCTGAGGGCGTCATTCATCAACGCTGCCAATGATTACAACGAGGACAACGGCTACATCTTTGCCGACGGCTACAGTCTGGCCAATGCAACAAACATCATAGAATGGCAGGCTGAAGGCAAAACCAACTGGGCGGAAGTCTGGCGGTTCGGGCGATACTATCTCGCTTCTGCGAGGCTGCGCCCGGAAAGCATCACTCTCTCGACGGATTGGGAATGGCGGATGTGCCGCAGGGGCGATCTGGTGGGCGTGGCGCACGATGTTCTGATGAACGTTTTTGGCACAGCCCGTATCCAGCGACTTATCTACAGGTCCGGCAGCGACCTCGTCTATGTAGACAGGGAAGCCGACATCCCTGCCGGCGAGGTTCCGGCCGGTGTACAGCTTGACGATGCAGTCTATTTCTCTGAACCCTCCCCCGCCCGGTACGGCATTGCGGTACGCCTTTCGACCGGCCGTCTGCTGACGTTTGAGGTACAGGCGCAGTACGGCGAAGAAACGCCTGATCTGATGTTCCGTTACGCCATAACAGCGGCGCAGGTTCCGCCCCTGGGCGCCCTTGCGTCCATTTCAATTCTTGGTGATGAATATGAGGAATTCCTGGTCGCCGGGATCGCCCCCGGCGACAATTTGTCCGCTGACCTCACACTGATTCCGTACGCCCCTGCCATCATGGATGCGGACACAGGGGCCATCCCCGCATACTCGCCATCCATCCGGCTGGACGTGGTACCGCGCCGGGACAACCTGCCCGTACCTGCCATTACGGAGATTCGTACCGATGAATCGGTTCTGATACGCTCCGGCGATTCCCTGCTGTCATGCATCGCCGTATGGTACACTCTGCCCTCCAGCCCTGCGCAGGAGCTTGGCGAAATCCAGGTCCAAATGAAGGCGTCGGATGCCTATGGCAACGAATTTGCCGCATCAGGCCCGCTGGGAAACAGCATCTTTGTGCAAGGGGTTGAAGATGGCCGGCAATATACCGTCTTCCTGCGGATTGTGTCCGCATCCGGCAGAGTGTCAAAATGGTCTACGCCCCAGGTCGTGACTGTTATCGGCAAGACGTCGCCGCCGCCGTCTGTCACCGGGTTTACCGCAGCCATCGCTGACCCGCAGGGCATACGGCTTGCCTGGGATGCCCTTACCGTCCTTGACTTCGACCATTATGTGATCCGTGGCGCTGCCAGCCTGTCCGTGCTTGGCACGTCAGCCATCGCAGAGGTGATGCGGCAGACCGGCCTGATCGCCTTTTCCATCGTGGGTGTTGATACCGGCGGGCGGGAATCTGTCGTCCCGGCCACCGCCAGTGTAGCAGTATCAGCGCCTCTGGCCCCTGTCCCCTCTTTTGAGATGTTAAAAGACGGTGCGGCCATACGCTGGGCTGACTGCAGGACAACGTGGAGCATCAGCCATTATGTAGTCGAAGACGTCTGGGCCGGTACCATAGAAAACTATACAGATCCGCGGGTTACAGTATCCCCGCGGCCGGCGGCGCAGGCATATGTTTTTCATATCTATGCGGTGGACATCTTCGACAACGCGGGGCCGGTGTGCGATTTTGTGCTGGCTGTCCCTGTTGTCACTACGCCAGAGCCCTATGTTGTGATTGACGGGCCGCAGCTGGTGATACGCTGGCCCGTCGTGGTTTATGCTTTCAGCATCGCCTATTACGAAGTCCAGACTGTGGACGGCACATCCTTAGGCAGGGTGGAGACAAACGAGCTGCGCCTGCTGCCAGGCGGAGACGGGACATACGAATACCGCGTGCGGGCCGTGGACCTTGCCGGCAATGTGTCTGCCTGGGGCGAATGCACACTGGCCATTGCTGCGCCGGGGGCGCCTGCCGTTACCGCCGAACTTGACGGCGACCATATTGCATTGAGCTGGACCGTGCCACGAGCCGACCTGCCGGTTGTCGCGTATGACGTTGTACGCCAGTGGGAAGAAGTCCGTCCTGATGGTGTCACTGTATTACGAGAAGCTGACTATGGCCGGCTCGATGCGCAGGCCATATCCATCCCGGCGGTTACCCCCGGATCCCATTCCTTCCTTGTTCGCGCGGTGGACAGTTCCGGCACCACAGGCGCCTTTGGCGCAGCGGATTTTGTGGCGCACGCCCCCGGGAAGGTCACATTCTTTGACTGCAGTTCCGTGGATAACAACGTGATGATTTACTACACGGACCCGGACTATGTGTTCTTCCCCATCCGTGAATATCTTGTGGAAGAAGTGGAAGAGCCGTACAGCATGGAGATCGGCCGTACAGATACGCACTTTTTCGCGGATATCCGCACAAAGGCCGGCGTCTATGTGTACGGCGTGACCCCCATCGACGTGGCAGGCAATAAGGGGGAACGGAGTACCATTCGTATAGCCGTATCACCACCGCCTGATTTTGTCGCCTTTATGGGTCTGGACAGCCTGTTTAACGGGGTCAAGACCAACATGATGCTCGATGGCAAAGGCAACATGTTGGGTGCGTACCCATTGGATGAAACCTGGCAGACAAATCTGGAGCGCGTATCCGCTCTGTCTGGGGAGGCCGGGGCGGACATCACCTGGCAGGGAAAGATTGACGACGCATACGCATACTGGCTTTCACCCATTATCGCCGGTTTTACATGCTCTTATTCAGAAGAAGTGGACCTGGGATACCTCGTGCCGCAGAGCTGCATCAAGGTGCAGGTGGACCAGACTGCCCTTTCAGGCTCTCCGGTCATGACGTGTAAAATCGAAGTATCCGAAGACGGCACCACATGGCATGTGAGTTCGGATAACGCGCTTGAAGTAGTGGAATCCTCTTTCCGCTATGCCAGATTTACATTGACGTGGACCGGCGGCGAAGTCGCCGTACGTTCCCTTTTTGTGGATTTCAACATCAAGCGCAAGCGCGATTACGGCACAGCCATGGTTTACGCGGCAGACTGCGTGGATGGTGACGGCCATCTGCTGCCCGCATCGGCAATGGGCACTGAGATCCCCTTCACTACCGGCTTTATCCTCCTGGAGGGCGCCGTGCAGGTGGCTCCCGTCTCACAGGATACAGGGCTGAATGCCATTGCCGTTACACCCACGACAGACAATCCGACAGGATTCCGCGCAGCTTTATTTGATAAATTTGGCCAGCCTCTGGATGGGCAGATAACATGGTCAGTACAGGGGGTGTAAGGTATGATTGATATTGTCCTCAAAACCGAAGCAAAACACCGGTCAAACGTAAAAACGGATGCCCTGCGCTGGAATCCCACGTCTAAGCGGTTTGAATACTGGGATGGCACACAGTGGGTGGACGCCGCCCTTTCCATCGTAAAAACGGCGGTTGTTTTTGACGGTGTTGTGTCTTTGCCACAGAATACCAATACAAGAATTACCCTCACCCCGCCGTCAGACAGGATAGCGCCTCTCTTCTATGTGCTTGCCCACGCCTGGCCGCATACGACCTGGACTAACGCGAATGTAACCATCGTCACTCAAAACCCCGCCACAAACGGCCTGCAGCTGCTGTCTGCATCCGTAACGCAAAACTACACAATCCGCATCCTGGAAGTGTACATATAGGAGCAAAGCATGGCCAGTTTTTCCGCCCCCGCATTACTCAATCCCATCCGCGCTGACGTGCCGGGGATCCAGGCTTTGCTTGCCGCCCTTGCAAAGATGGACCCGTCTGCGGAGTCAGACGCGCCTGTCGGTGCAAAACGTTTCGCGGAAACCGCACAGGGGTGGGAACTGCAGCAGTTTAACGGCACAACCTGGGTCCCCCTCATAAATCTCAACGTTAACGCGCAGCAGGTTGACGGATACAGCGCGACGCCGGGGACAAATGCCGGCACCATCCCTGTACGTGACGCAAACGGCAATCTGCCTGGAAACATCCTGGGAAACGCAGCTACAGCCAGCGAAGCCGCCGCTCTGAGTGCCGTGAATCCGGTCGCCAAGGGAGGTACCGGCGCAAATACAGCGGCGCAGGCGAGGCAAAATCTCGGTGTCCCGCCTGCATCCCACGCGTCAGCAGATACTGCTTACGGCATAGGGACGGCATCAGCTTACGGACATGTTAAATTGTCTGATGTGGCTGACAACACGCTGGTTGCTGCCACGGGCAATGCGGCCAGTCCCGCTGCGCTGTCTGCCTTGCTTACGACAATGACCAACTCTCTGAATCAGGCAGTTAATACCATCAACGCACGGGATAACAGCCAGGACCAAGCCATATCTGCTGCTGCGGCTGCGGCTGCGGCGCGCCTCCCTCTTGCTGGCGGAACAATGACAGGGCCCATCCGCCTGTCCAGCAGCAACGGCCTTTTTGGTGAAGCATCTCCAGGCGGCGGGCGGTGCTATCTTTTTGACCGTAGCAATACGTATGGATCGCTCGCCGGCGGTTTTGCCCTGGATGTGGTGCCAAACAGCAACACAGTCTACAGACTGGCCGGATATAATGACGGGTCTTTGCGCTGGCGGGGCACCCCCCTTATGACAACTGCCGGCGGTACACTGACGGGCGCGCTCGTCGTGCCGTATCTGCACGTCAATCCGCAGGACAACACATTTGAGGGCGGCGAGATCTGCCTTGAAGCACCTAATACGAGCTATAATCCATCTTATATAGACAATTACAAGGGGGTGACGCGCATCCGTGGCGTAAATGGAGCCATACTTAGCCTAGATCATAGTACCGGCGCTATCACCTGGAACGGACTGGCCCTGCTGACTTCTGCTTCCACTATTGCCTACGCCAGCCGGGCGACTGCTCTCGATTCCACTATCCATAAAGGCTTGCCGCATACGCTGCCTGCCGGCGGCACCTGGATGACGATCCGCATGGGCTGGGGTTCCGACTGGGGGACAATAGCCTTCGGGACTGCAGCCGGTGGTACGACTATGGAGCGGCTCAGCATTGGCAGCAGGCACGAAATGATCGCCTGGCGCGTCGCGTAACCTAAGTTTACGGAGGATACTTATGTACCCAGAATGGCAGGCATATCCCATTCTTCAGCGGGAAGATGGATCATATGTGATCACAAAAGACGGACATCCGTATCACGTGCCCAATGAAGGGCCGTACACGGCGGAATATACAGCCATTGCCGCTTATGCGGCGGAACACCCGGACCAGGTAGAGAAAGAAGCGCCGTATACCCCGCCAACCGAAGAAGAAACTGCCCGTGCAAATGCCAAAACTGCCCGTGCAGACAAAATGGCCAAACTCACCGTGAAGGTCGACGGTCTGCCCTTTGATGCCAATGAAAAATCACAGAACCTGATCTCACGCCTGCTTTTCGCCGCGCAGCAGGAAAAGGCGGATTTTTCTGCGCAGAACATCCCATGGGTGTTGGCAGACAACTCAGTGACCACAGTATCGTATGACCAGCTTGCCCGTGTCCTGTCTGCTGCCCTGGCGGCGCAGCGGAAGGTATGGATGAAACCGTATAACCTTGAAAGGAGCCAATAATGGGACCATATCCACAGTTTGAGCCGCTCGGAAAGAGCGTCGAGGCCTTTAATGCGACTCAGATCCTTCTGCAAAACACGACAACGCTGCTTCTCCGGCACGCACAGGAGTTCACGCAGGCCGTGAATGTAGTTCTTGCCGAGTATGCAAAGCAGGCAGAAGAGCTGGCAAAACTTAAAGAACAACTGGAAGGTTTGGAAGAAAACAAAGAATAAAAGGATGCTTCAATGAACGTTGACAGACAGGCATTGCTTATGAGGTGGCCATCTGCCGACTACGGGACGTTCGGCAGGATTGTTTTGCCCAGCGGGCTTACCCTGCATACTCTTGAACTGCCATGGCGAAATAACGCTGTTGCCGCATCGTGTATCCCCGAAGGCGAATACCGTTGTGTGTACCGCACGTCCCCGCGCTTTCCCGTATCCTGGTCAGTGGAAAACGTTCCAGGCCGGTCCATGATCCTTATCCATCCAGGCAACTGGGCCGGGGACGTGCACCTGGGCCTGAAATCAGACGTGCAGGGCTGCATCCTCATCGGCCGGAAGACCGGGGTGCTCGACGGCCAGCACGCCGTACTCGAATCTCGTAACGCTATCATGGACATGAAACGCGAAATGGGAACAGAACCTTTCGTGTTAAAAGTCCGCTGGGATGAAACCGGGGGGATCCGGGTATGATATCAGTGAACAGCAGTGTGGGCTGGCTTGCCTCAGGACTGGCCCTTGCGCTTGCAGTCCTTGTCTGGTGGCAGTCCCGCGAACTCGGCCGCACCGTGGATGCGATGGCCGAATGGCGGCAGGCCGCCATCGCAGGAAAAGCCGCAATGGACGAGATGAAGGCCCGCAGCGAGGCGCTTCACGCGGCGCTGGAGCAGCGCGAAGAGGACCTGCGGGCAGTTCGGGCCGGGCTTGAGAAACAGCGAATGATGCTTATGGAGGCCATACGCAATGACAAAACCGCAGCTGACTGGGGCTCTGCTCCTCTGCCTGACGCTGTTGTCGGCATCCTGCGCCAAAACGGAGCACGTGCCGCAGATAGTGATGCCCAAGCAAAACCTCCCGCAGCACCTGCTGTCGCCCGTGCCACAGCCAATACTGCGGGGCGAAAGAAACGCTGACCTGCTTGAGTACGCCCTGCTCCTGCAGGAAGCCCTCGGGCAGTGCAACGCCAACCTCTCAGCTATCCGGTCTGCTTTCCTTCCGGAATAAGGAGCGGCGTGTGGACTACGAGTCAAGCCTAGCCAGCCAGGTGCTGGCCTGCCTCAAGGCCTTTTTTGCCGATTGGCAAGCCAAGGGCGTGTGGGCAGCTGTCGGCGGTTGGTACTCGGCGATCTCTGCCGGAGACGCCACCCTGCTGGCATCTGTCTTTATCCTGATGGGCTTGGACCTGGCCTTCGGTCTGTGCGCCGCGGTGCGGCACAGAGTCTATTCGCCGTATAAACTTCAGCGCGGCATCGTTAAGATAGGCTCCTATTCCCTGTCCATTATCCTGGTTATGATCCTGGCTGGCGCCCTCAATGTCGCTGTAGGCGCAAACCTGCACGTACAGGATTTTTTTATGGCTTACCTGGTGGCCTGTGAGATTCTGTCAATCACACGCCACGCAGAGCGCCTTGGCCTGCAGATGCCCGCCCTCCTCCGCCGCCTCGCCTTTGGCGCAAAACACCGGGCCGAAAAGGGCCTCTCAGACGCCGTCGGCCCGTTGCCCCCGGAAACATCTGCACACGGGGACAAAAAAAACATCCAACCACCGCAGTAATCTGTATATAAATATAGAGCCCCCGGGGTACTCCCCGGGGGCTTTGTGCGACAGTTTGTTATCAATCTGTTATCATTATTGCGCTGACGGAAACCCGTTTTCCATCGCAACATATTGATTTTATTGGAGCGGGAAACGGGATTTGAACCCGCAACCTTCAGCTTGGGAAGCTGACACTCTACCGTTGAGTTATTCCCGCGGGGAGGTGGAGCGGGAGACGGGATTTGAACCCGCGACTTCAACCTT